CTTTTCCATGTTTTAGAATTCCACTACAATTTTAATATCTTCTGTTTGGTCTGATGCTCTTGAAATTGGGCGTCTGTTTTCCACATATAGAATGTGTCCACTATCTGCTGCAAGTTCTGGGTTAGCATATCCACTTGTAAATGTTAAAGTTGAACCACCAGATAATGTTACGTTTTGTGAATTTGTTTGCGATACCGCCGCAGCGCCACCAGAGGTTGCACCAGTAATTGTGAATGCACCACTAAATGGAACATGATTACCAGATGAAGCAATACCATAGTTTGCGTATTGTTCTTGCAAATAGTAAATAATATTATTGGTTGCATCAAACTCGACAACTCTTCCTACTGCACCTGTAGTCGATTGAGTAATCTTTTCATCAATCTCATATGGGGCAGATGGGTTTGCTGCAAGTTTAACTGCATATGTTTGTCTACGAGTAGACGCACTAGAAACTGTTGTCGTACCAAAATTATAAGGGTCTTTAACAATACCAACTTCTCTAAAGTCGTTTGCGATTGTTAAGTCATCACCTTCTGCTTGTTCAAGTTTGACGTTCATCATTACATAATGTCCACCAAGTTCTTTTACTGCATCGTCACCATGTCCACCTTTTGGTGAAATAATTGGTTCTACTTTACCACCAGAACCAGAACCGATATTTGCAGCTGTGGTTAATCCTGTGTTACTAAACACTGCACCTAAATCAACTACACCAAATGTATACCCAGCACCAGATGCATAAACATTTGAACCTGTTGAACTTTGTTTTACAATTGCACCACCATTAACTTTAATCTCAACAACACCACCAGATGCTCCACCAGCATTTGTACCATCACCGTCAATCGCTGCATAATATGTTCCGTCTGTATAACCAGAACCAGCAGTCACACGAACCGTGTCGATTGAACCATCAACTGCAGCTGCACCAACTGAAGAGTCAGTTGATACTGGAATAAAATCTGAAGTAAGATATTTCTGAACTTCTGAAGTTGTAAGTTTGTACATATACTGTAGAGTATATCCACCCAATTCAAATGGGCCTGTAACTTCAGACGTAGGTTCTGCACCACTATATGCTACACCGTTGTTATTGTCAAGTACTTTATATACTCTGTAATCAGAAGTCATAAAGTAAAATGTTGAATCGAATAAGTTTGACGCACCACTAGTTGTAGTATTACTTGCACTTATGTCATGTTCGTACATGTCGTAAGTAGTATTGTTTGCCCAGTTCCTACGAGGTACAACAAAAGAAACATCAGAAGAAGAAATCAGTTTAGCAGCAAGCATTGAATCCCACTTATAAAATTCTGTTGTTATATCGTCTTTAGGTGTTGGGGGTGCGTTGTCGTTACCACCAGATGTACTGGTTGTAAACGGTGAACTCTTACCTATGAAAAGGTAGTATGTAGATTTAGCTGCTTCAGAGAACGATTCGTGAAACTGTTCTGCATTGTGCAATCTAAATTTTTCTGTAATAATCGCTGCCATTTTATTTTTCCATTATCCTTTTATACTTTTATTTAGGTGAGTTTACTCAACCGCATCCCAAGATTGGGTTTCTTCATTCCACTCATGGCGTCCACCCTCTGTTGGGTGTGGAACAGGAGCTTCCCAATCCCAAATTGTTTCATCTAGTGTCCAACTTGGATATGGTTGAGGTGCATAGAAAGCATCTGCATTTTTATTATAATTATATCCCACTCCGGCAAAGTTTGCACGAAGAGGAGTTCCACCAAGAGTGTGTTCACCATGTCTAGTATTATATGATGTTTGAATCCATTTGCCAGGAGTTTCATCAATGAAATTGTCAAAAAAATCTGGTTCTGCTACAATAACTTGTGTAACTTTACCATTTAATACTTTTGCGTAATGTGCCATCTATATAATCTCCTTAAATCGCATACCGAATTAGACAAATACCAGAACCACCATTAGTTGTTCCAGAACCACCAGCACCACCACCAGTGTTTGCAGAACCGTCTACTCCATACTGATATGTTGATGAAAATCCAGCCTGATTAGTTGCATAATAACCAGAACCACCTCGGCCTCCACCACCAGCACCACCATCACCATAGGCAGAACCACCTACGTCTGGTCGTCCAGCAGCACCACCACCGCCTCCAGCATAATAACCAGAATCTCCAGAAGAAGTTGCAGTTGCCCATGTAGAATATTGTAGTCCATCTCCACCATCGCCGGGGCCACCATTTCCAGCATCGCTACCAACTTGTCCAGCACCACCGCCGCCACCAGCTCCCTCTGGTGCTGGGTCATAACCGTCACCGCCGTCATTACCTTGTCCAGAAGTTCCAGTACCAGCTGTTTCATAAACGGCGTTGTCACCACCACCGCCACCACCAGAACCACCAGAAGATGCTAACTCATTATTCGCACCGCCATAACCACCACCAGTTGCAGTCGAACCAAATGCAGTAGAGTTTGAACCTGATGCTTTGTGAGAACCACCAGCACCCACAACAACTGAATATGTTGTAGCAGATGCCGATTGAGAATTAGTTTGAATAAGTCCACCAGCACCGCCGCCACCGGCCCAAGAACCTTGCCAAGATGAGTCAAGGCCACCAGAACCACCACCAGCAACTAAAAGAAAGTCTACTGATGAAACCAGTGCAGTATTTGTAAATGTTCCAGATGAAGTAAATTTATGATAACGATACCCACCAGAAGTAGTTATTGTTCCACCAGAAGGTGCGGCAAGAACAGTTTTAGATTGTGAATTAGAAGATGGAGTTCCATCTGAGTTTAGTATACTAATTACAATAGTATCTCCAGCAGTCTGTCCATAGACAGCACTAGGAACTGTTACTGTTGCAGAACCAGAAGATACTGTAATACCAGAAACGGTTGCAACTTCAACACCAGATTCTTTGAACACAACATCAATAGTATCTGTTGTATTCGATAGAGAAAGTGTTAAATCTGTTGCATATGCATCACCAATATTACCAGAAACAGAATCTACTGTAGGAATAAGGTTAGTTGAAACCCAAGCTGTTCCCTCATAGAATTCTATAGAACCAGTGTCAGAGTTGTATCTTGTCTCACCATCATCTGGACTGCCTGGTCTTTGTGCAGTTGTTCCAGCAGGAAGACTGAATCCACCAGTAGAAGTGTTATCTGTATCAGAAACAGCAGCAGGAGTTACTGCAGCTGCATCTAGTTTTGCAGCGGTAACTGAACCATCTGCCAAATCAGCAGTTGAGACTCCTCCATCTCCAAGTCCACTTGCTGTAATTTTATCAATTGCCATTGTTATCTATCCTTAATGTAAGTCTGTCCAAGCAGTACCATTGTACACTTGTGCTTTATTCGTTGCAGTCAAGTAAATCATCATACCAGCAGCAGGAGAAGATATTGCACTATCTCTTGCAGTTGTTGTTGCATGTACTGCTAATTGAACATGATTAGATGCAGTGAATGATGCACCAGCGATTGCACCTGTACCAGTAATAGTAGGTGATGTCAAAGTCTTGTTAGTAAGTGTATCAGTTGATACTAAACTTACCAATGTAGAACTTACACCAGCAGGAAGTAACATTGTATTCGTTACACTTGCACTATGTGGTTGAGGTTTAATTGTTTGTCCATGTGAGTTTGCATGACAGTTAAGTTTAATCTGTCCTTCAACTGATGAACCATCACCCTTAACTTCTACAATCTGTGTTGCAGAGTTTAGTGAAAGATTACCAGATGCAGTTGTCACATCCCCACCAACGATTGGTGCAGTTAATGTTTTATTTGTAAGTGTCTGAGTCTCAGCTGCAAGAACGATACTTGCAGTGTCACTCAAGTCTGTACTTGCAATTGTAATGTTTGCAGAACCATCAAATGATTGTCCAGCAATTGTTCTTGCAGTTGCAAGTGCAGTTGCCGTATCTGCATTACCAGTTACGTCACCAGTAACATCTCCTGTGAATGTTCCAGCGATTGCGCCTGTACCTGTGATGGTAGGACTTGTTAATGTTTTGTTTGTAAGTGTTTGTGTCGCAGTGTTGAGAGTAACAGTATCAGCAGTAAGTGTAGAGCCATCGCCCAGTTTCGTG